TATTAGTTTCTTGTCTTACTAATGTTTGATATCTGCTTTGTGTAGTTTGATTTAATACTTGAACAGCTAGATTTTGAGCAAATTGTATACCATCTATTGTTTCTGAATACTGTGTTCCAATAGCAATCGATTTGGCACTTACATTTTTATAATAGCTCTTACCAGCAGTGATACTTTGATAAGTTCCATCTGTTAATAAATCAATAACCTGACCATCAATAATATAACCGATATCTCTAAAACATGTAGCTTGATTATAACTAAACCCGCCTGCAAATGTTGTTGCAAGATAGTTAACAGTTGCATTTGATATAGTAAACGAGTTATTTAAAATAACATTGTAAGTTTTAGTTAAATCAGTATCGTATCCAGATATTGTTGGATAAGATGGTGTTGCCAATACATTGTTGTTAATTACACCAGTTGCGATAGAGAATAGATTTGAAATAGTTGTTGCTTGCGGCGCACCACCTGTAGTACTATCGGCCCAAGCCGAGTTTCCTACCTGAGTTGTAATTTTACCAGCAGTAACCATAGATCCTGTTGCTGAACTAGTAAATTGAACTTGAGTTGTACTACAGTTAGTTACAGTCCATGAACCATTATAGGCAGTAGGAACTGAACCTTGTATTGTAATAATTTGACCAATGCTAAAAGGTGCAGACTGTTGAGCCGCAAATGTTAGTGTAGCAGTTCCTCCAACACCACCAGAGCCGCTTGTACCTGTAATAGTAATATAATTACCAGCAGTTGGGATAACTGCTTGGTCTGTATTTCTTCCGCCGAACCCTACTACGTTTTGTGTAACAGTAGATGCGCGAGCAAGAGCCAATGCGCATATTGCTGGCAATCCTGTAGTTAGTTGTGCAGTATTATTGGCATAGTATTGATTAGCCGCTTGAGTTGTTGCGGCATTACCACCGTATGTTAAATCATAGGCAATAGCTTCTAATAGATAGGTAACATCTCGTTTGGAACTAGCAGTATCATAAGAAGTTCCTGAGTAATTGGTAGTTATCCATGCGTTTACTTCACTGGTAATAAATGGAATGTTGGCTAATATAGCCGACCGTGCGCTTACAGCACTGGCCGCAACACCGCTTGGATCTGTAAAGGTAGGTGTTGTTCTAGTACCAATTCCATTAGCTAGTAATCCAGTAATTGTAGCAAACAACGATGTTATGGTTGATTGTTGGCCACTACTACTTATAATAGGAAAATTATTATTAATATATGCTACAGATTCACTTTCTAAATCAGCGTTTGCTGTTTTATTAAGCTGAATTAATGATGCAATATTTTTTAAAGTTAATGGAGCACTTGTATATACAGCGTAAGTTATTGTCGGTGTTGGTACACTTGCACTTCCTACAATATTCTGTATTATGGCTACGTTAGCCGCAATGCTAGCAGATACTACAGAACCGCCAGTTAACGTGTTATTAGCATACTGAATAACACCTGTTTGATATAAAATAGCAGGTGCATTGTTTGTGATAATTGCCTGAGCTAATGTGTTGATGTAACCGATGGCGGCTACTGTAGCAGTTTGCTCATAACTTTGTATTTGCAACTGTGCGTTTAGCCAGTATTGCAGACCAGCTTCCGAACTTTGTCCGTTACCGCCATAAACTGCATCATATATTAATGCCCATACAATATATTTTACATCGCGTTGACATGTTACTTTATTATATGTTAGTGTAGGATAATTAGCTAACAGGTATGCAACAATTTCTGCCTGAATAAATTCAATATTGTTTAACAATAGCGAAGCGGCACTACTTAATCCAGTATTTGTTGTTAGAGGTGGGTAAGAAAGTTTCGGTGTAACACCAGTAACAATAACACTGGCAATATTTGTTAATATTGATTTGATTGTTGCAACAGCAGTTGGCGAATTAGCTACAGCAGGGTATGTAGTTCCACCGTTAGTGTATGTAGGCAATGCTACAATGTTACTTGCTAAATTAGTAAGTACTAGTTCAATTTCAGAAGGAGCATTAGTTGTTGCCTCCATCTTTCCAGTTGAAGTTGTTAACAATAAATTAGAACCGTTTACGCTAGAACTAATTGTAATATGGGTCGCATCGATAATACTATTGATGTAATAAGTAGTTCCTGTTAGTATATTTCCAAAACTTGTCCCACTGAACGATATCGGATTTCCAACAACCATACTGTCAGTACTACCAACAGTAATAATATTATTAACTCCGGAGATACTAGTAGTAGCAACAGTTTGATTATTACTAACAGTCCAGGTGCTTGTACCTGTTCCCGAACCGGAAACATTTGCAATGATAGTGGTTCCAGGAGTTATGCCAACACCGGATAAGGTCATACCTACTGCAAAGGTTCCTGTAACAATACCACCTACTACCATGGTATTTCCTACAATAGTACCTGCTGTACAGGTTGCGCTACCGCTTGTTGCAGTAACAGCAGTATTAATAATAATTGGATCTGTACCTATTCCTGTATTTGAATAGTGGAATAATGTTCCAACTTTGACAGTTTGATAGTTCCCGCCAGTTTGTAAATCTGCACAAACTGCATTAATAACTTTTCCTAGATAAGTTTTAAGATTAGCAGAGTTGAAATTATAATTTAATATTTGGTCTCTAGCGTTGTTGATTGCTCCAACAATTTGAGTTAAACTTCCGCTAACATCACTATTATATGAATTGAACAAAATGCTAGCTTGTGTTGTTGAATTAAAATTAGTTCCTAGTACTAGATCATAACCGACACCGTCAACAATATTTTGTATAATACTTTGATATCTTACTTTATCAAATGTAAATTGATTTACATATTTTTGGTTTAGATATGCAATAGTTTCATTTTGAATGAAAGACTTATTTGCTTCAAGCAATGATGCGGCATCTCGGAACCCCTGAATACCTTCGTTCCCGCCTGTAAAGTTAATACTTAAGATAGTACTCTTATATTGATTTGGGCCTGTAGTATATGCAATAGTTTGTCGATATGGACCAGGTTCAGAAAATGCTACATTAATTAAATTTTGTGCTTGTAACGCAGCCGCACCTACAGTTTTATAAGCATATTGCCAAGCACGACCTTCACGGCCAGGAGGAGTATTCTTTTGTGTATCATCTCCGTTAGTTTTAACGTATAAATTTGTTGCACTATAATTTGTATTATTATCTACATAAAATTTAGTTGCGGCCTGGAGGTCGTCACTACCATTTCTAACACCAAACCCGCTCATGCTACCTGGATGATCGCTTAGTGTTAAATTGCCAGTCATTGTATCGCCGCCGCGATATATTGTATCTTTACGTTGCATGGCTTCGGTAGATACATAGTTACTAGTTAGCGTTGGATCGTAATTAGGATCGTTTACTTGAGGAGTAGTTGGTTGAGATCTTACTCTTAATGCATTAATAACTTGTCCATTAGACACTTGCAAATAATTGTTGTTTGCATAATTTACAGTAACAGCCAATTGACCTAGAGTAGTGGTTATTCCCTTACTTGCATATACTGCATTAAACGCATTAACTAAATTAATACTTGGATCGCTCAAACGTCCAATAGTTAACAAGTTTGCATTAATGGGAGCACCCATACTTGGTTGATGATCGCCAATTAACCCTTGAGCAGTTGATGTGATTGTAACTTTGGAATTATTAGTAGCATCGATAGTAATGCCATCGCCAGCAACTAGCGTCCTAGCAGACAATCCTGTTCCGGTAGTATTACCCATAATAACTTGGTTAGTATTATAGGAAGCACCTGTGATTGATCCAACCGATGTAGGAGATGCAGTTGTTGTGTTTGCGTATGAAACACTAGTTGAAGTAGCACTAGTTACTCTAAATGTACCATTGTAACCAGTAGGCACCATGCCTTTAACTGTAATAGTTTGACCAATACTAAATGGTAGGCCTAAACCTGGATTAGGGTTATTAAAATTTAAAGTTACAGTTGCATTATTGCCAGTTGCACTGGCAACAGCATAGGCAGTACTGCCCGGAGCATCTGCTAAGTTTCCAAATTTAATACTGCCACCGGCACCGAATATAGCATAAAGTTCATTAAAATTGCTATTAACTTTATTAAACGATTCGCGAATACTGTCACCAGTTCCGTCATTGCCTTGTATACCAATATCGATAATTTTTTGTGTCATTATTCTACTCCGAAACTGCTACCGCAGCCGCATGTTGTTTTTGCATTGGGATTTTTAATAGTAAAACTACTGCCCATTAAGTCTTCTTTATAATCTATTTCTGCACCAGTAAGATATGTCATGCTCATGCTATCTACTAGAACTTTAAATGTGTCAACTGGAATTTCAAAATCGTCTTCGTTAATTTCTTCATCAAATGTGAAGCCGTAACTAAACCCGCTACACCCACCACCTTGGACAAATGTACGTAATGCAACTTTTGGATTATTTTCTTCAAGGAGCAAATCCTTGATTTTTGCTTGTGCTGATTCGGAAATTGTGATCATAATAGCCCTCTATATGGTATTTATCAAAGGCATTTTATAACCTTAATGTAAATACAAGTATGTATATTGGCACTGAATTTAGAGAACATCAATACGTTCGAACTAGCAAACGCGGCAAGCATCATACTTACAGCCGAAAAAAAACTGTGGTTGTATTTAGGTGCGATTGCTGTCAGGGTGTATTCAATCGAGATAAAGGATCAATGGATCCTAAAAGATTAAACAATAATTTTTATCACGTTTGTGGCGATTGTGATGCTAAAAAGTTTGCCCAGGAAAAGGGCGTAGAAGCACGTCGAGTTTGGGATATGCCAGTAAGTAGTCTTAAGACGCTAGACCAATTCTAGAACTAATAACGTTCCAGTTGATAATTCGCCATTGATTGGCAAGATAGCCTTTCTTATCGGCGAGGTAGTCTATCACGAATGAATGCTCCCACCAGTCGACTAATAAGACAATATCCATCTTAATTTCATGGTTTTTAATGGTCTTTATTTTGCCATCACGTGCCAAATAAACCCAACCACTGCCTTGTATAGCCATAGCTTCTTTAAGAAACTTGTCTTTAAAGCTATCAAAAGTTTTAAAATGTTTAGTGATAAACTCGCCAGCAGAACCGTCTGGAGTATTAGAACTAGTGGGTGCTTGGTATTGTGTAAACAATAAATCGTGTAAAAAAGCCCCTGCTTCATTAAAGTCGGCATCACCTTCGCCGTTG